GGAAACTGTGTATGCTGCGATGGAAGCTAAGAGACAGATAGCTAACAACTCTGCTATAGCTGGATTGTCTTTAGGTATAATTGGTTTGCTTGGTGGTGGAATTTATTTATTAATATCTGTCATGTAAAGGAGTTAGCAATGACTATAGTTTTTACTAAGTTACTAGAGTACAAAATCTTGCCGCGCTTTATGATGTTTACTATGACTGTGGTTTACGTGCGCTGCATTGAGTGGGCATTATCTATGCCTGACATATCAACACAACAGGCTTCATTAATTTCTGTGGTTACTGGTGCTATGACGGGGGCGTTTGCTGTATGGCTATCGCATGAGAAATGATAGGTGGAATCGTAACCGCGATCAGTGGACTAGCTAGTAGTTACATTGATGGTAAGACTGCAATACAAAAAGCCAATGCTGAGATCGCATTAAAAAAAGCTACCTCAGAAACTGATTGGGAACAGTCAGCTATAGAAGCTAGTAAGGATTCTTGGAAGGATGAACTATGGACAATAGTTTTTGTTTTGATTCTTCTGATGAACTTCGTTCCTTCTATGCAAGAGGTTATGGCAGAGGGATTTGCCAATCTTGAAACTACACCTTTATGGGTGCAGTGGGGAATGTATTGTAGTATAGCAGCCAGCTTTGGCATTAGAACAATCAAGGGGTTTAAAAAATAATGGGATATGTATTAGGTAAGGGAAGTCTAAAGAAACTAGGCACTGTTGATGATCGTCTTCAACGAATTGTAATGCACGCTATCACTGTAACTAAACAAGATTTCTCTGTTATCTGTGGTCTTAGAACAGAGCAAGAGCAAAGACGTTTAGTTTCTGCTGGTGCATCGCAAACTATGAAAAGCAAACATCTGCTTGGTCATGCTGTTGACCTAATGGCCTACTGCAAGGGGGGTAGATGGGAGTTAAATCTATATGATGAAATAGCTGACGCTATATCTGAGAGTGCTAGGTTTGAGAATGTTAAGGTTCGATGGGGTGCAGCATGGACAATAGATTCTATTGGTGATTGGAATGGAACCGCGCAGCAAGCAATGGAAAGTTACATTGATACACGGCGAAGTCAAAACAGAAGACCGTTCATTGACGCACCGCATTTTGAATTAATGCTATAGTAATTAAACCCTCCCCCTCTTTGCAATGTCTGCCTAACAATAACATTGCTAAGGGAGAGGGTACAAGGTCACGACTGCCAGAAAGGAATGACGCAGCCGCCCTTGCTGTGGTTGTTATTTTATGTAGCTACGCCAAGTGAAATCATAACTACAAATGCGACCGACCACTGCGCTATTCAATCGGAAGCTCTCTATATATCCAGCAATATCTACTGCCACCTCTCTTACCATTCTTAATTACTGTTGGTATTTTTCTAACCTTTTCAACAAGATGTATCTTTGTAAGATATGATAAGTGACTAGCAACGGAACTGTAATTCATGTCAGCTAACTGTGATACTTGCATCGCGGTTGCTTCTTGGTTCACACATATACGTAAGGTGCTTAGAATTTTTTTCTGCTGAGAGTTCAGTCTTATTTCATAGCTGTGGAATGAAGGCAGTCTACCTCTTAAGCCTAGTCTAGAAGATTGCTTTTCAAAGGCAAGTATTCTTTTTGCATAATCTTCTTCATATAATTGGGCTGCTTTTTTTCTGAGGTCTTTATCTACTAAAGCACCTAATTGTTTTTGTAATTCTAAACGCAAGCTTCCATCCATCATGTGTTATCCATATAGCAGAGGTATCTTTTTTCTTTTTTGCAGTAGGCTTTCTTTAAAAACTTAATGCCATTGTTCATTCCGAAAGCTCTGAGTGTAGCGGTATTCATCTTAAGTATCTTCGCGGCTTCATCTGTGGTGTATGTATTGCAAAGTGATTGAAGTAATTGAATCTTCTCTCTCTTGTGCCGCGCTTTGATTTCATCCCAGTACTCTAATGAGTAATCATAGCTCATGCTTATCTCCTAAAAAAAATGCGGCCCTGTCTATGGTGGGAGCAAGGCCGCAAGTTGAAGGCGAGTGAATATTAGAATGGTGGTATATCATCATCTATTTGTAAAGGGGGAACCTGTGCTTTATCGAAGTCATTGGTTGGAGACTTACTTTTGTCACCCTTGTCAGTAAACTGAAACGACATATACGGCTTGCCATCTTTCATCCTACGCCAGCCAGCTATACGCTGCTCGTCGCGGGACATATGTGACATTACTGGGCCTGAGTAATCGGGCGCAGCATCATTACCTTTTTTGTCATTCTCAAACAAGACACCAGCTTTAGCAAACAATTCAATGATCTGCTTGCCATCCCTAGTCTGATCTTTAACTAGAACAATCTTATGTTCTGCACCTTTGATGTTGACCTTGCCTTGCAAAATCATTTGTTGGGTGGGGAATGGTGTAAAGGCTGCGCCTTTGTCTGTCTGGTCGTATTCTGCCATGCTTCTGGCTCCTTTGTTGTTACCATTGTTCGTGTTTGTTTGGTGGTGGATTTGGCACACTATACTTATTGCCATCCATTTCACCGAGGAACACATCAGCGTTACAGCCGAGGTGTGATAGTGCCTTAGTCAAGCCATCAGTAACAGCCATCTTAGGGGCGTCTTCATTCATGCGTCCTTTAACACTGTCAAAGAACTTGCGGCACCCAGTAAAAGGGCCGAAGGTTTGTGCTATATGTCCATGCCATACGCTGACGTGAGACACTACGGCGGTGTCTCCGTTGCTTACGTTGACGAACTGAGTGTCTGCTGACCAACCCCAATGCTCACCTATTGGGCCAAACTTCTCAGTCATAAGCCTGACTTGATACTGCGGATCAATAGCTGTGAAGCTGCGTGAACCGAAGCTAACTTTTTTTAGATACTTAGGGTCTGACTTGCACAAGTCATTCCATATATCCATGTTGATTGACTCTGACATTACTTATCCTTCTAGCTTTTTGTTATGCGTAAGGTGCCGCGCTTGTCTCTCTTGATCTTAAGTTGATCACAATACACCTCTCGCTCGTTCTCTTTAACCAAATCTTTGAGTTGTTTCTTAGCTGATTCGAAGACTCGATTGTTCTCATAGCCTTGGCAATACGACACTGCCGCATCCATAAATTGGTTATCCGTACTTGCGTCACGTTTGACCATGTTATCCAGTGGGATGCTATCGGTTGGTATTGATGGTATGTCGTGTCTGTTGGGTGGCCTAACGTCTTTAGTAACGAAACCCCAGAAGGTTGTGACTTCGCTCCACATCGTATCGAAATATGTCTGATCTGTAGAGACAAATACTGATTCCCATTTACTATTGCCAAAGATCACGGACATATAACAACCGCTTGTTCCAGCAAGATAACAATACAACTGCACTTGAGGCATGTACCTAACAACAACATCATCCATAGTTGAGAATGAGTTAGTGTGTTTGGCTTCTATAATTTTATTATCTGAGCCACATCTACCATCTATCAAGCCTTTAGCTGGCACACCATTGATTACAGATTGCACTTCTATCTGAGTGTCAATGATTTGAGTTGCATACTGTTTGGCAAACCAATCAAGATTGAACTGTTCTGTGTACGATCCAAGTTGAACCGCGATATTATTTGACAAGTCATCTGACTCTTTGCGACCTGTCTTAACTTCCCAAAGTTCCTGCCAATCACCAGCAAGAATCTTTACGCAGTCACTGCCGCCTATAAATCCTTTACGTTCCATTTAGTTATTCCTTTCAAGGATGTTTATACTGCATATGTGCAGTTTACTCAAGAAGATACTTCTCTAAATCTTGAATTGTTATGTCGGTGTACTCAAGAAGTTTGTCACGTTGGACACCTCGTAAGTAACCTTCTGATATTGGATCGCCGCGCTTGATCTTTTTAGCTACAATCTCAAACTCGTCTAACATCCAGTTAGATTTTTTATACTCTGTGGCATAATGTTTATTAGATGTAGCTTTAGTAATGTGCGCGTCCCATACATTACTCTCGACTGTCTTGCCTATACTCACTGGCTTCCGCATAAGGAAAATCCTTTGGTTGAAGTTCTGGTTTAGTTTGTGGTGGTTGGCGTTTGCTTCTCCTTTCTCTGATGCGAAAGAACCCTTCATGTTGAGGGTACAATTCCATAAATTTACGGGCGAACCATGCTCTATGGTTATTGCTTATCTTGAATGTTGATTGCCCATTGGTATCAACTTCATCAAACTCCCATCGGATGCGTTCAAAGATTGCGTTGACTGAATAATTTTTAAATCCTTTGTCGATAGCTTCTAAAGAAAACTTCACAAATGCGTGTGCTACTTTAGGATTCTTATCTACATAACGCCTTGCGCTTTCATTGATCTGATCGGCTCTCGTCAATGATCCTTGTGGTGCTGCTCTCATCTGTTCCTCCAAACAGTTTAAGGAAAACTTCACCAGATAAAATAACTAAAGTCTGTGGTGTCCCTGTCTTCCTTTTATATAAAGCTATGTCCCTCTTATCTAATACTGAGAAGGGGCTAGGGAAATTAGATTTGTCTCTGTATTTTACTTCCGCTACCAGTTCGTGTCCGTTGAGTTCAACTTTGATGTCTCCCCTATACTCGCCTCCCAATGCTCCTGAGAGGGGCTGGCGTTTGGCTTTGATCCCTTGTTCTTTGAGCCAGTTGACGAACCACTTTTCATGGTACGTTCCTTTGTTCTTGTTACGGTTTGCCATCTGTCTTCCTCATAACATCGTAAGCATACGAACCAATGCTTACTGTTTGTACTCTGATGATTCAGTTTTAATATGGCTACAAAGTAATGAACCTTTTCACTGCAAGCTATGCAAGTAGCACGTTGGCCTAGATTTTTTTTAGCCATTACCTTTTCACAACTTCAACATCATATCCCAATGCGTCAAGCCAACATATTAACATGAACCCTGATGGTATTCTTTTATGTGATTCCCATTTGTATATTAGAGAAACTGTGCATCCAACCTTACGGGCTAATGACTCTTGGCTTAAACTTTGCTCTAACCGTGCGAGGGTCAATTGAGATATTAGCTTCTCGTAATCCTTTGGTATATGCACGACATTGCTCATTAGAATAAAGTCTTTCGATTGCGTTCATTACTTTAATCGCGGTCAAATATCTTAACTCTGTTTTTCCATGGAACGCTCTGTAATAAGTTGACGTAGGTAAGTCAGCTTCTTTAAAGGCGTCAAGCAAAGGAACTTCTAGCTCCTTCGCTCTATTATTTATGCTGTCAAAGTAAGTGTTCATACTGCACTATTGCAGCATCTTCATCATCTTTGTCAACCTCTCCTGTTCCGTTACAATTTTCACAACGAACCCATTTAGCTACTGGTTCAAAGTATCCAATGTAATCTACAAAAGTTTCGTACTCAACTTCTCCCTTGTGTCGTGGGCTATTGTGATCACACTCTGGGCATGGCTTAGTAGGATTAGTAGGGTATGTGATCTTCGTCGAGAGATATGTCATGTGTTTCTTCCCACTTGGCTATTGCACGATCAAGAAACTTATCGCGGTTGAACTTAGGATTATGATGAACAAGTTCATCTGCTAATCTTTCTAGATGCACAGGCGAACCGACAAGCGGTGCCACTACATCTGCAATAAAGTTAAGGGACTTTCCTGTTATCATTTAGAATCTCCTGTTGATACATGAGTAGCCATGTATTCTTGTACGTTCTCCTTAAGACTTGATCTAAACACAGGGCCAATGTTGATTCTATTTTTGCGGCTATGATTAGCAAAGCAATAGTACCCACGAATAAAGTAATCATTGTCTAACGAGTTACCAGCACGATTAGGCTTAGATATTTGTTCCATCATCTGCCTATAGAACGCAGCAAATATTGGAGGCCATTCACTTATAGGTCGGCGTGATATGGTAGCATAGATGTGCCGCGCCGTACTTTTTCTAACTGCTCCTGTTAATACAGCCATAGTATATGCTGCTCTAAAAGGTTGAGCTTTCCATATAGAGTTGGCGTTCATAGGTGGTTTGATTTCAAACTCTACCTCTGTAAGCAAGTCACCTATCTCTGAAACTAATAAAGGTTTAACATCATCAGGTGTTGGTGTTCTGATAGATGTTGCTGACCTAAGAAGATATTGAATAGGCAATACTATATTCTTGTGTGATACAAGAACGTCTGCATTAGTACGCAGCTTACCTTGATCTAACTTGTCGTAGATAGAAGTTGAACGATAGACACACACACTAAAAGGCAATGACTTATCTTGTTGAGATACCATAGTAAGTCTGTGTTGACCGTCAATCAAACGCCATTGATCGTCCTTATCTTTAGCAAAGACAATTGGATTAGGATGCAAAACCCAGCGATTAAGATTAGCTTCTCGCATATACCGTGAACAAGTATGTTTGTTAAGAACACGGTTATGTTTGTAGTTAATAGTCAAAGCAGACTTTGCTTCTTCTGGTGATATGTAAGTATTGAATTGGTGCATGTGCATATCTAAACAGTTACGCGATACAGCCCTTGGTGTAGTCGCTTCGCTTATGATATTAAACGAGTTATTTAGTTGGCCTATAAGATCAGGCATGGCTAAGTTCCTTCCAGAATTTACTGTTAAGAGCATTGCTTACTGCAATCTCACGATTGTAACGCGCTGTATGCGGTGCGCGTAACTCTTGAGTATGAGAAGACCAGTAAGTTAAACAATTATACAATGCCCATTGGTTGTTGCCGAGTGTTGCTTGTTCTTCTTTCCAGATTCCAAGTAAGTTTTCTAATTGCTTTTCGTTTGTCTTTGTTACTTGCTTTTGTTTAGTAAACGCTTTGCAAACTGTGCGTTTGAGAAATGTTTCTACATCATCTGATTGTATTGATGTGTTCATCATCTGTTGCCATTCGTCTTTGCGATTCCAAAAATAATCAAGACCACTAGCTAACTTAGCTGCTGCACCTTCTATGTTTATAGACGCAGTGTGTTTGAAGGTAGAATTAGATAGTGATGTTCCACTTACCATACCATTAAGACAAGCAAGACGTTCTGCTAATGACTTGTTTGCGTAAGGCCATGAAGCATCGTAACTATTAAGAATGTCTACACGATAACGAACTATGTCACCAACAACTGGTTCGGTAACTAGATCGTTGAAAAGAATATGACCCTTAAGTTTACGTCCACCTTCGTAAACATCTACTGTAAGATCGTAGTCTTTACTAAGGTTAGCTTCTTTAACTGCATCCAATGTTGATTGGATAACATCAGCGTGAGGTACTGTATTGTACCGCGAACCGTGAACACCCATGCTTTCACCTGTATCAGTACGAACAACATGCTTGTGACCAGTGATAGGGTTGCCAACACTGTCATATATTTCCTGCTCAGCAACTGGGAAATCCCAGTCGCTTGCAGTAATCTTAGCTATTGCGTTCATATCTTAATTTCCTCTGCTGCTTTGGATGCTTTGGCATCTGCTTCTGATTTAAGAGAGCGTGATTGACGCTCCATTTGATTGACAACTTCAACGTCTAATACATTGGCAAAGAAGTCTGCGATTCCTTGAACAGTGTATTTGTTGTAGTCGTTGCCATCTATTGCACGATGAATTGACATGAACTTATTGAGTTGGCGCATGTCATTGATAGTCATCTTAAAAGCAATAGGAGTTTCGTCGGTAGCTACGAATAGATATTCCATGTTTCTCTTTCTTGTTAATGGGTTGACTGCTGCATGATTGCAGTAACTATAGCTATAGTCAATGCACTCATAAGCACACACGAAAAGGGGAGCCGAAGCCCCCCTTAGTTTATTCGTTATCTTTTCGATAGTCTTTCAGCCATCGTGCTGCATTTAACGGACACTTGAATTTAGCAATGCAACTTTGATCTTTGTAAACGTGCCAGATAATGCCACCCTCTTGAAGTTCAATGCTGTATTTCCATTGAGGTGGTTTCCATTCTTTAGCTTGACGCTCACGTTCTTCAAGCAACATTTCTAATGAGTCAATCATAAGCTGCGAACCTCTACTTCAAGTTCGTTGTTTATAAGACGGCGTACTGTGTCTTCCACACTGTCCTCATAAACTTTATATTCTGCTGGAGGATTGTCTTCTAGATAGTCTTTTATTTCTTGGACTATCACTTTCTTTAAGGTTTCTATTAGGACTTCATCTAACATTCGCTTCTCCTTTTTGCGCTGAATGTAATGGTGACTTGATTGATTTGATTAGCCGCGACTTAGTTGACAACCTCACGGCGGGGCGCAGTTTGACACCGACCTAATACAGATAGTTGGCGCGCAGGGTACACCCCACGCTCCAACATGCGTAATGACCGCGACATAAGGCAAAGAAAAAGGGGGACAATCTGCCCCCCAGCGTTCTTACTTTCTGGACGCCAACCTTTCTGCGGCAGTTGGCTTATGTGTCTTTTTTACCGTTGCAGTCTTCGGGGGGCGAGGCACCCATACTTTGCCAGTGTTAGCTTTGTATGACTCTCTGCTTGCATCCGTCAGACGCTGCAATTCCCAATACAGCTCAGACTGTTCGCTGTCTTTCTGTCTAGCAACCTCTAGCTTTTGTTCAGCACCAGCTACGTCTTTGCTCACCGCATCCTCTTGTGCAAGAACCTCGTAAAGCGTTGTCAGTGCTTTCTGATGCTCCCAAGGGGTTAAGAAATCGGCGGCATTGCAAAGCTGTCCACTGATTTTCTCGATCATGTAATCGTCACCGCCTCCGGCTAGAATCGAGATGTCTTGGCAGGCTTGAAGTAAAACCTTGTGAATTGCTTTGTGATCCGAAGTTGATACTTTTGATTGAGTAACTGTAACCCCGTTTGCTTGGTCGAGTGCCTTGGTGTCAGTTCTTTGTGCCATGTTCTAAGTTCCTCTCTAAACGCGACGAGGTTAATCCTCGCCGCTAAAGGGTTCATGCCACATAGGACAAACGGCTCTTCGCCGCTTGAAGTTCGCAAGGAGGGCTTTAGCCCCTTGCAAAAACTATGGAACAATAAAGCAAGAAGCACACAACACCTATCGTAACAAGACAGCACTATCACCAAGAACAACAGTCGGTTTTTGTCCTTGCGAACTTTTTGGCCATGTGAGCATAAGAACCCCTGCGGCGAGGATACCTCTGTTGCTAGAGAGGAACGACCAAGGGCATGGCTTAGAACTGACGCAGCAAGCAGCACTCGACCAGAAGCAAACGGGGTGGAAGTTCGGGCTGAGTTGTTGAGTTGCTGAGTGGGAGCAAAGTAATTCGCAAGGTTTTGCAGCCTCTTTCCTGCCGACATTGAGTGAAAGTCGGAGGGGGTGTCAACTACATCAGAGAAGATCATAAGGATAGGTTTCATGCTCAGACGTATTTTGGGGGTTGCGTCAGAAGTGCTGACAACCTTACAACATGGGGGGACAGAGGGTGAGGGGGGCCGTAGCCATATGAACAAAACTAGTTTAGTTGCTAAGAAGTTGACAGCACGACAGTCAAGATTAGTTGACACCATTGTAGCAAACGGATGCAGTATAAGAGAGGCTGCAAAGGTCGCTGGCTATGCTGGTGGTGAGTCTGGTAGAGTGACTGCAACGAAGACACTTAAGCTGCCTCATGTGCAGCAGTACATGATCGAAAGGACGCAGGGGCAGATTGGCCTCAATGCTACATTGGCCGTTGCAAGGGTAATGAAACTGGCAATGGGTGCTAAGAGTGAGTATGTCCAGCTTGAAGCGGCTAAAGACATGCTTGACCGAGGTGGTTACAAACCAGTGGATCGTAGCCAAGTGCAGGTGGCGCAGGACATACGAGTGTCAATTGATCTAGGGTGAGGTACGAGCCTTAGTCAATTGCTTAGCGCAATTGCCTTGCGGCTTGGTCGAGATCATGGGGGGAGGGGGAAAAACCAGCTTCGCCAGTGACAGTGAGGTCTTACACCGACATTATTTTCCTTAAAAAGCTTTGACCTAAATATTATTTTAGTCTAGTGGTTTCTCATGTCTAGATTCAACGAGCATCCAGAGCCGACACCTACCCGTCAAGATATGACAGCAGTAAAGCTTGCGTTAAAGAGTGTTGGCTATAAGCATCAGGAAAAGAGTAATGGCTGAAACTGAAGGCACCCATCGCACGGAGATTAAAGCATCTACCAAGCACCGTAATTTGCTGAACAAGATTAACGAAGAAATAAAAGAGATACCTGAGTATCATAGCATTGCTGATGAACGCCGCAGCCAGATTGCAGGAGCGTCCAGAGGTGAGGTTGTTTTCTTAGCATTAGCTAACGGTGTCCAAGCCATGCGGAGGCTAGTTCGTTTAGCGCAAGGTGGAGAGAGTTCAAAGAGTTTGTATAAGCGTCAAGGCAAATTAAAAAGCTTATTGAAGGATGCCGAAGAATTTGAAGGCATGAACTTCATGCAAGAAGATGGAAGCATGATTGATTCGGAGGGTATGCCTAACTCTAGCGAGTTTAAGCCGACTACTACAATGAGCCGAACCGCCATGCGTAGAAAGCAGGGTGCTTACTAATGGTTGCTAAGAAATATCAAAATCCATCGGGCGGTTTAAACGCGGCAGGGCGGCGATATTTTAAGAACAAGGATGGCTCTAATTTAAAGGCCCCTCAAGGTAGCGGAACAGACGGACGTAGAGTTTCCTTTGCCGCGCGGTTTTCTGGAATGGCTGGCCCAATGAAGAAGCCAAATGGAGAGCCTACTCGCAAAGCACTTGCTTTAAAGAAATGGGGTTTTAGTTCTGTTGCGGCGGCTAGAAATTTTGCCAGAAGGCATAGGGAGAGTTAATCATGTGCATGAAGAAACTAGAGAGTACGCAAAACAAACTTCTTCCTAAGTTTATGCGTACTAATATATTTGGTGGTCGTAGTAAGGGCGGGGGTGCTGAGCCTAAAACTGCTCAAGATTACTACGAAGAACGCAAAGTTGATTACGGCCCGTTACCTTCTCTAAGAAACTTACGGGCTGATATGGGCAGCACATCGACAAGATTAAAGGACGCGCCTATGCCAGAGACTAGATCTGGTGGAGGTCAGGTAAGGACACTACTAAATATAGGGCCATACAAATGACTACTAGTAAAATATCCAGAGCTAACCGCATGGGCAAAGGTAACGTAACTGGCGTTAAACAAAGTTTATTAAGTCGCACTAGGTCACGCCTTGGCATTACAGAGCAACCCACCGCAACAACAACTCGTTCCCCTGCGCCATCTGCGCCAGTAACTAAACCAAAGCCTAAACAACCAAAGAAAACAATTACGATTCCTGCGAAAAGACCAGCGGGAATTAGTGACAAGGCTTGGTCAATAATTACAGGGTCAAAAGTATGAGTCTATACGCAAACATAAACCGTAGGAAGAAGGCTGGAAAAAGTCGGCCTAAAAGCCAATCAACCATTACGCCCAAAGCGTATGCTAATATGAAGGCTGGATTCCCCAAGAAGAAAAAGACTTTGTTAAAGACATGAGTTTTATATCTACAATTACCGCGCAGGATTTAGCTTTGCTTCGCGGCATTGTTAGAAAGACTCACTTTGCTCATGTTGAACACAAGCATGGGCCAAACCTTATAACCGATGTAGAGTGTGACAAGCTTATTGAAAACATAGGGCCAGAGGTTGTAACTAAAATGATCCGCTTTGGAGTAGATAAAGGTCTTAGATGATAGACTTTAAATACAAGCCCGATGGTGAAGTTCTTAAATCCTTTATGAAAGATGACACATTTTTCCGTGGGCTTCGTGGGCCTGTCGGTTCTGGCAAGTCTGTTGGCTGTTGTATAGAAGTTTTTCGCCGCGCTATTGCACAAGAAAAAAATGACGATGGATTGCGCCGTAGCAGATGGGCAATCATAAGAAACACGAATCCTCAACTTAGAACCACTACTATTAAGAC